CTCGGGCTCTGAACCATCTCGAAAAGTACGGGCTTAGAAAATGTGTTCTATTTTGCGAGCGCGTGTGCGGTCATAAATATTCACCAGTACACGTGTGAGGAAAATCATAGAAAATAATTTTTGCCCCCGGCACGCAACGCCGCGCGCCCGGCAAGGCAGCCTTCCCGAACGACCCTGTATACTGGGGTAGAAGCGCCACAACTTAAGGCATATTGGGTCTTAAATAAATTTAATACCAGGAGAGACTATGGAACCTAAACTCGAATCGGTTGATGGTTACCGAAAATGTATTCGATGCCACAAACCTGTTCTAGAGTATAGCGCAGTCCCCGCGCCACGGAGGTATTGCTCGAAGAAGTGCGGTCTAGCGCACCGCCGCCACAAGCAGCACATCCGGCGCACCCTACGAAAACTGAAAGCGATACCCCCAGCAGAGCTAAAACCTATCCAACGTATGCGCTTGAAGCGGTATACGAAAGAGGTTGCTGAATGGGAGGCACTGAACACAAAGGAGAATATCTATGCCCGGCAAGGGGAATAACAAGAGCACTCGAAGCAAGCGTGGACAATATGAGGTCGTCCAGGCTACACCATTGGAGTACCGCCCGGTACCGCAGCCCGAGCTACCCGAATACTTTGACTGGCACGCTTTCACTGTTGAGTTCTGGGACTCGCTCAAGGAACACCCGACCCTGCAGAACCTCACGAAGACTCAATGGCAGTTCTTCATCCTATCCATCATCATGCCTATTGAAGAGGCGGCACGTAAGTTCGAGAGCGGTGTATCCACTCTCCGTTCCGTTGAGGTTGCGGTCTCTAGTGCGCGCGAGTTCATCCTGTCTCCGAAGTCTATCGCAGGGGCTAAGATAGAGCTTCTTACTGCAGAGGAGCTGCAGCGCCGCCTAGCCGAGCACACTCAGAAAGCGCCCACCCCCCGGCATGTAGAGGGTAACGCTACCTATGGCGAGCTGAGGTTAGAGGCTTAGCCCGGCATGATTGATACATTCGCTAACGCCCCAGTGCGTGCGGGATTCAAACCACGATACAAGGGGGAGGTACCTACTCTCGGGTACATCGCCCTTGAGTGGATGGAGACATACCTGTCTCGTCCTACCGTCACGTGGGATGAACCGTTTCGCCCGACACGGGAACAGGCTGAGTTCATCCTACGTTGGTACCGCATTGACCCCATCACGGGGGAGCGTGTGTACCGGCGCGGTGTTATACAGCGTCCAAAAGGATGGGGGAAGAGTCCGTTCCTCGCCGCGATTGCCGCCTTCGAGGCTCTCGGCCCATGCCGTTTCGCGGGATGGGATGCAAACGGTCGCCCTGTTGGGCATCCCTGGAACGCGGAGCGAAAAGTAGAAATCACCTTGCTCGCAGTCTCTGAGGAGCAGACCCGAAACGCGTTCGAGCCCATGAAAGAGATGATGTCCTCAGAGCATCTTCTCTGGGAATACCCCGGCGTGGAGGTGATGGAGACCCGTATTCTGTTACCCCACAATGGGCTTATTGCGCCGCGTACATCCTCGGCCCGCTCGCTTGAGGGTAAGCCGAACCAGTTCACGATTGCCGACCAGACGGAGACCTGGATACCGTCAAACGGCGGTGACCGTCTCGGCGCGGTGGCGAAGCGAAACCTGTCGAAGGCGGACGGAACTTTGCTGGAAGCCCCGAACGCATTCGTGCCGGGAGAAGGCTCTTTCGCGGAGCAGACCTGGAACGCGTGGCAGAAGGGCATGGCTGGAGAGTCGTTCCGTAATAACATCCTCTACGACACACGTGACTGGGGAGACCCAGACTTAGCTGACCCGTCCAGCATCATTTCTGGACTTGAGCACGCCTACGGGGACTCCTTGAAGTCCCCCACCGGGTGCAAGATTCATACCCCTCCATGCGGTGTTGAAGGCTCACCCTACCCTGGCGGGTGGGTGCGCATCAATGGTGTGTTGGATGATGTGTTCGACCCTGCCACGACGCTTTCAGACGCGGCGCGGTACTTCGGTAACAAGCCGCACGCTTCTGCAGATGCGTTCATTCCGTATGATGTTCTGCAAGCCACGACCCACGAGAACCTGGAAGCATCCGGTATCGACCCCATCACCCGGCAAGACATGCTTGTGGTGGGCTTCGATGGCTCTTGGGGCCGCTCGCGCGGCGTTACCGACGCTACTGCGATTGTCGCCATGCGAGTATCTGACGGCCTGGCGTGGGCTGTGCGTGTTTGGGAACAACCAGACGACGAATCCGGTCGTGGCTGGGAGCCGCCCCGTGCTGAGATTGACGGCGTGATGCGGAAGTTTATCCAGGACTTCAACGTGGTTGATGGTTTGTTCGACCCCGCAGGGTGGGAGTCGCTAGCCGCTGAATGGGAGTCACTGATTAACGCGAAGAGAGCATCCGCACGTCGCGGCTCGAAGTATGGGTTCGGCTCTATGCTGTGGCGCGGTAACCAACTGAACAGGGTTGCTGAGGCCACGCGCTCTCTTCGAGTTGCCCTGTACGAACGCGAGGTGAAGCTAACAGGCCCCGGCGTGTTGATGAGGCACCTCAACAACGCCATGTATAGAGAAACACGTGCAGGTAGAATCATGTATAAGGAGTCGCCGTCGTCCGCGAGAAAGATTGACGCGGCTTACGCTCTCATGCTGGCGTATCAGTCCAAGCTACGCGTGAGCGCGAAGGGTCATACCATAGCCCCGGCTCGTGAATCCGCCGCCCCTATGCGATTGAGGTAATACTTTGGAAATACAACCGTTTGACGAAGACCTGGCGTACATCAACTTTTTGTACGGCCAGCTCAGCCGCCGCCGTAAGCACATCAAGGACATGAACAGCTGGTACTCGGGGCGCGCGCCTATCCCTCTACCAGATAATTCCGGTACTAATGCTGGCGTACAGCGGGCTTGGTACAACCTGCAGAAGAAATCCCGCGTGAACGCGGCCTGTCTCTTGGTGGATTCTCGCCTACCCCGCATAGGCGTACACAGCGTGCAGTCCGCGGTGGATGATTCGGCAGACGGTGATGACGAGATTGAGGCATTCATCCAGGAGTCAGATTTCAAACTGAAACTGACAGATGCGCTTCGAGATACGCTCACCTCCGGCAAGGGGTATCTCGCGCTGACGGAGGATGGGCTGATGCACCTCCCCCCAAGCCACACATACTGCGACCGTGACGCGGCGGGTAACACCGTCGCGGCCATTGCTATGTACGCATCTGCCGACCGCAAGCACCGCATCATGCTCTTCGCCCGGCCAGGGTATTACCGTCTGGCGAAGGCTGAGTTGAATGTACCTCTCCAGGCCACCGGCGAGTGGGCGTGCCCAGACCTGGCGGAGTTCTCTCCGATTCTTGGGGAGTGGGAGTGGGAAGCACCGGTAACAGTGGAGGGCGAGTCCGTCACGATATACGAGCTGTCGGACGGCGACGGCATCATCTACCGTCACCTGCCCACGCTCTCGCGCATCAACCACACTATCTTGCAGCTAGGCATTCTCACCGCCACGCAAGCGTTCCGCAAGACTGTTCTGTCTAACCTGCCTAAGTACGACAACCAAGGCAACGAGATTCAGTACTCAGCAGACATGTTCGAGACGGCACCGGACGCGTTGCTGATGCTTCCTGACGGCGTGGATATTTGGGAGTCCTCCGCTACTGACTTGAACCCTATTCGCAACGTCGTGCTGGATAACATCAAGATTCTTGCCGCTGAGTCGAAAACCCCGCTGTACATCCTGTCCCCGGAGTCGTCCACGTCTTCGGCGGAGGGTGCGTCTATGCAGAATGAGCCTCTGATTTTCGACATTGAGTCCCTGGAGATGCGCATAACCTCTACACTTCGGCGGCTGTTTGCGGACGCTATGCTGGCGCGCGGGGACTCTGAGCGTGCGGATGCCACGAAAATCAACATTGATTGGGTGAACCCGAAGCGTCCTTCGGACGTTGAGCGCATGTCTGCCGTCCAGCTTGCTACCTCTGCAGGTGTGCCGCTGACGGTGGCACTGCGTAAGTTTGGTGGATTCTCTGCGTTGGATATTGCTGAGGTTGAGCGGGTGCAGGGTAATCAGGCGCTTCGTGATTTGGTGGTTGCTAACGCTACGGCGCAGCAGAACCTCACCCGGCAGGAGCAGGAACCCGAAGAAAGCCCGGAGCCAGACCCGAAGAACCGCCAGGTCTTGAACAACACCTCGCCAGAGGCTAACCTGTCGAACCAACGTAACGGTGGTGCCGTCTAGTGGCTACTTCGGGATTCTATGGGAAGTTGGCTAAAGCCCAGTCGCGGCGCAACAAGTCTCTGGTTGAGATTTTGGTGCAGTGGCTCTTTGCCCGTTGGCGCTCGGACCCTCTGACCTCAGCATCAGTGGATGATTTGGTGGATGATACTGTCGAGAAGGTTCTAGAGATTATGGACGAAACCCGTGCTGATGCTGATGCGTTCCTGCAAGAGGCTCTGGAAGCTGAGGGGAAGAAGTTCCCCAAGGACGTATCCCCGGCACGGGACGGCTCGTACCCACGCAAGAACATTCTCCCAGAGGATGTGTGGGAGCGCCCCATCAAGGAAT